ATCACGAAGGTGTTCTGTTTGTGTATGTGCAGGAAACGCACTAGCTACATCACTGTAGCAAGCGCACAATATGTCGTGATACTTGGTATATACTTTGTTTTTCATGACGTTGGCTATTCTTGTTTTCCCCTTTCGAGGTGTTACAGTCCCAGCCTGCTTGCTACAGAGTCCTCTTGAACCAAAGGTCCAATACTCCTATCAGCACTATGAATACTGTTGACAGTCACGGAATGTGACTGAGCTCTAACGAGCAACAACAGTTAGTGCCATTCGTATCAGATCCAAACTTCCTTGGGCGAACCCAGGGAAAAGAAGGATCGCAATTCCTGCGGCTTCGTACGCTCTCATAGAAACTTGTTTCTGTAAGGGTTAATCGTTAGACGGCAGAAGTACTTAAACTTCTCCGTTGAGGATTCGCACGAGGTTGGCGTTTGAGCTTGCTCGGAGCATGGAAACCACGCTAAGCAAGTCATCGACCAATTGAGCAGCAGTAGGCGTCGAGCCCCCTAAACGTGGGACCTCCAACACGATTTGGACAGACCGGTTGACCCGGTAGTCTGTGTCGATATGGGTGGTCTGCACGCAGTTGACATCGAGTCGGCACAAGTGCCGGTCGAAGACAACATCGGGAGCTGGAACGGACGCATTGGCAACCGTCTTAAAGCCCTTCGCGGTCCGCACAGAATGCGAGATCTTGAAGTTCTCAGGATTGGTTTGCGCAACGGCCGCAGCCGAACGAATGGACGATCCTGCCACATTATTCAGAAGTGAATAAATGGTTGGGGAACTAGTTCCCGCAGTGATCGTCGTTGATGGGTCGAGTGTGAGGTCAATGGCAAGCATGACTGTATTGTTGTGTTTGTTTTGGTTATAGTGCACGAGGCGCTCTTGTAAACGGCTTATGGCCGTCGAAGAGAGTATCATCCTCGCTTGAATCTCTGTTTATTTCCGGAAATCGCTAGAGCACCCGCAAGGGAGTACTGCATAGCGCCGGGGACAGAGACCGTCAAAGAGTGCATCCGGGGTATCCACGGTGCACGCTCGTAATAGTATCGTTCGTCGGTCCACAAATTAACTTCCGTATATTTTTGGTTGTTAAAGTGTGGTAATACACCGGTAATAGATCCTATTGAGTGATACTTCACAGAATGCGAAGCATCAAGTATTACTATGTTCATACCTAGGTCAGTGGGACTAAAGGAGCGCAAGAAGCCTCCGATGTCCACCAACCAGTCGACGACGAATGAGAAGGGAATAGCATTCCAGACAACTGCGGGGTCAAACCTGACCCCAAACGCGTCTAGCCATCCCCTAATTTTCCGTCGCACGCCTGACACACCCGGGATCGAGTATGAATAGACGAGAGTCGCGTGATAGATAGGCTCTAATACCCACCTACAAGAGGCGGTTAGTTTCGCTTTATTTGCTCCTTGCTGGTTCATCACTGAACCAAAACAGAAGTTCATATCGCGATCACCTATCTTCACGGACGGCAATTCATTGGCACTTAGTCTACGACTAGTATTCCGACGAACAACCCGACCTGCGTGAGACTCCAAGTACGACAAACG